GGATGCATGCTTGTTGCTGGAATAACCACCAACTACAGACAGCTTAAGACTATGCTATCTCAGCGAGAAGCACATAGGCTTCCAAGATGGAGAGAGTTCTGCAAGGCAGTAAGAACATTCCCGATGGCTGGGGAATTTATTGTTAAAAAGAAGGGGTGATATCTTGTTCGGTAAAGAAAGAATTAAGGTAATTAAGAAGGACGGCACTAGACAGGAGTTTAATGCCGACAAGATTAAGAAAGCCATTACGAAGTCCGCAGAGAGAGTAATGGTAAGTCTGAATGAAAGTGATTTTGATACGGTAATCGAGTTCGTAGAAGAAAACCTTCCCGAAGACGAAGACTGCACCGTAGATGAGATGCACAACATTGTTGAGTGTGCACTAGAAGAACTGAACCCTACGGTCGCCACAAGCTACAGAAACTACCGTAACTATAAGAAGGACTTTGTTCACATGCTGGACAAGGTGTACCAGAAGTCACAGTCGATCCGATATATTGGTGATAGAGATAATGCGAATACAGACTCGGCGCTTGTTCCTACCCAAAGAAGCCTTATCTACAACGAACTTAATAGTGCGTTGTACAAAAAGTTCTTCTTAAACAGGGAAGAACGCGAGGCAATGAAGGACGGGTATATTTACATCCACGATAGATCTGCGCGACTGGATGCTATAAATTGTTGTTTGGCAAATATTTCGAACATCTTAGACGGCGGTTTTGAGATGGGTAACGTATGGTATAACGAGCCCAAGACGCTTGATGTAGCATTTGATGTTATCTCTGATATTACAATGTCCGCCGCCGCATGTCAGTATGGCGGATTCACAATCCCAAGAGTCGACACAATCTTGGTGCCATATGCAGAAAAGAGCTACCAGAAGTACTTAAAAGAATACTGCGATATTGTGAGCGCGCACACCGGCGAGCCTGTACTTCGAACCAGCAAAGAGGCTGACGAGTACGCAGCCAAGAAGGTGTATAGAGATTTCGAGCAAGGGTTCCAGTCATGGGAGTACCGATTTAATACCGTCGGTAGCAGCAGGGGTGACTACCCGTTCATCGCAATGAGCCTGGGTATTGATACGTCTCGGTTCGGTCTCATGGCTACAGAGGTTGCTCTGCGCGTAAGAATGGAAGGTCAGGGTAAGGCTGGTCATAAGAAGCCAGTGCTATTCCCTAAAATCACTTTCTTATACGATGAGAATCTTCATGGAGAAGGCGCCCCGTACGAATACCTGTTTGATGTTGCGATCGATTGCAGCAGTAAGGCAATGTACCCTAAGAAGATTGGGGCATGTTACGGCAACGTAGCATGAAAACCTTGTGAACCCAAATATTTGGGGTGTACAGTCGACGTTTAGTATCCGTAGGAAATGACGGATAACGATTGTGCTAACCGGGGAAGCCACGATGTGGTCAATCCGGTGGGTCGCGTTGTGCGGCCTCAATCGACTATCGAAACGATAACGCAGCACGAAGGCTGCGCGAATAACGGAGTAGAGTACTCTTTCGGTGAAATTCCGAACGAGGAAGTGCAAGGCACCCGGCTCCAGTGAATCGGGTGATGATATAGTCAGAGCGGCACACGAGTAAGAGCGTGGTATGGTAACATACAGCCGCTTGGATTTCTTATCTCTTACAGGCGAAGGGTATATCCCTTCAATGTATAAAAAGTACGGAAAGGTCGTATCTCTAATGGGCTGCCGAGCGTCCCTGTCTCCATTCTACGAACGAGGCGGAATGACACCAGCGGATGAAGATGACGTACCTGTATTTGAAGGAAGATTTAACATGGGCGCAATCTCATTACACCTTCCGATGATTCTTGCAAAAGCAAGACACGAAAACAAGGACTTCTACGATGTGCTTGACCATTACTTAGAGATGATCAGAAACCTTCATAAAAAGACCTACGATTACTTGGGCGAAAAGAAAGCATCTACAAATCCTCTTGGATTCTGCCAGGGCGGATTTTACGGCGGCCATCTAAACCCAGATGATAAGATAAGACCTCTGCTTGCTCCTATGACAATGAGCTTTGGTATCACGGCTCTGAATGAGTTACAGGAGCTGTACAACGGCAAGTCCTTGGTAGAGGACGGAGAGTTCGCACTAGAGGTAATGAGATACATAAACGACAGAGTTAACTGGTTCAAAGAACAGGATGGTATTTTATATGCTATCTACGGAACACCGGCAGAGTCGTTGTGTGGACTTCAGGTCGAGCAGTTCAGAAAGAAGTACGGTATTGTAAATAAGGTTTCAGACAGACCATATGTGAGCAACAGCTTCCATTGCGGCGTGTGGGAAGATATCAACCCAATTGAAAAGCAGGATCTTGAAGGTCGCTTCTGGGATTTACTCAACGGTGGCAAGATTCAATACTGCAGATATCCAGTATCATACAACAAGGAAGCAATTAAGACTCTTGTGAGAAGAGCAATGGATAAGGGCTTCTATGAGGGTATCAATCTGAGTCTTGCCTACTGCGAAGAGTGTGGGTACGAAGAACTTGACATGGATGTGTGTCCAAAGTGCGGTAGCGAATTGATCACGAAAATCGACCGCATGAACGGCTACCTTGGATATACAAGAGTTCATGGCAAGACCAGATATAATGACGCAAAGAACGCAGAAATCAAAGACAGAGTTAGTATGTAGGGGGCGATTTAGTGAACTATCATAACATACAGACTGTTGATATGCTGAACGGGGATGGCCTTAGGGTCACCCTGTTCGTGTCTGGCTGCGAGCATAATTGCCCTGGATGCCAGAATCCTCAAACGCACGATATCAATTCCGGCATAGAGTTCGATGAAGATGCGATGAACGAACTGAGGGAGGAACTTAGTAAGGACTACATCTCGGGGGTTACTTTCTCCGGTGGTGATCCAATGCATCCAGAAAACAGGGATGTAGTTGCTGAAATCATTAAGGGTATAAGCGACCTTGGTAAGACTGTGTGGATTTACACCGGATACAACTGGGACGACATCAAAAACGAGGATGCTGTTTTAATGGCAGATGTAGTTGTTGATGGAAGATTTATAGAAAAGCAGGCTGATGTAAATTACCCATGGGGCGGATCCACAAACCAAAGGGTAATAGACGTAAAGAGAAGCATTGCTGAAAAGGCGGTGAGACTATATGAAACCAATTAAGGCCATTTGTGTATCCGGTAAGGCTGGGTCTGGCAAAGACACATTCGCCAGAATGCTTAGACACAGGCTTGAGAACGCAAAAGAAAGCGTGGTAACGACCCATTTCGGTGATGCTGTAAAGATGATCGCAAAAAACATCTACGACTGGGATGGCAAAAAGGATGAAGATGGTCGCGCATTATTGCAGTTCATAGGGACAGATCTCGTAAGAAAACAGGAGCCTGACTTCTGGGCGGAGTTTGTCGCTAGATCCATCAAGCTTTTGTCCGATGATGGTAATTGGGATTATGTTCTGATTCCAGATTGGCGATTCCCGAACGAAGCGGAAGTGTTGGAAAGATTCGGTATTGATGTCGTAACGGTCCGCGTGGTATCTACCAAAAACAGAAGATTTATGACCAATGCTCAGTTAGACCATGAATCCGAGAATGCACTTGATGGATACAACGCTTTTGACTACATAGTCATAAACGACGACCTCGGTGAATTACACGAAGCGGTCAGCGCGATAGCATACGAACTCACTACCGGTAATAAGGCAGATGAGTGGGACAAAGTATCAGGATGGGTTAGTGGAGGTACGAATGAATAGAGTAGGTGAATTTAGCAAGGTTTCACTAGAACAGTTTTTAGATGCATGTAACGGGGTTCAGTTTGAATATCCTCCCGATGAAGTATATGAAAATATACCAATCCCCAAAAGAGCGACATCTGGTTCGGCTGGATATGACTTTAAGGCTCCATTTGCTTTCGATCTAAACCCTGGTTGGTCGATCAAGATTCCCACCGGAATTCGTGTAAAAATCGAAGACGGATGGTATCTCGCTTGTTTCCCCAGAAGTGGTATGGGTTTTAAGTACCAGGTTAGACTTGCGAACACATGTGGGGTTATTGATAGTGATTACTTCTATTCTGATAACGAGGGTCACATCATGTTAAAACTGGTAAACGGCGGTAACGATTATGTTCATGTAAACGCCGGTGATGGTATTGCGCAGGGGATTTTTATGCAATACGGCATTACATACGACGATAACGCTGTTGAAAAAAGAAATGGTGGATTTGGGTCCACAGACAGAAAATAAATAACTAGGCGGTAGGACGGGTGAAATATCCCGTCCTGTTCGCATATCAAGAGGGCAAAAATGGATAAGAAAAATAACATCCCGTTTTGGGAGCAATACACGCTCAGCATAGAAGAAGCCGCCGCGTACTTCAGAATAGGCGAGGGTAAGTTGCGCCGCATAGTGTCGGATAATAAGGAGTCTGATTTTGTGCTATGGAATGGCAGTAGGCCTCAAATAAAAAGGGGCTTATTTGAAAAATACATAGACGAAAGTTCCACTATATAGATACTTTTTTTGCCGTAAAAATTATGGTATAATTAAGGCGTATAGTGGGTCTTTAGAAAGGAGGCCCAATAGATGTCCGAAAAAAGAAGAGATAGCAAAGGACGTATTCTTTGGAACGGAGAGTTACAAAGAAAAGACGGTAAATACGAGTTTCGGTATACAGATTTAAAGGGGGAGCGCCATAGCGTATATAGTTGGAAACTGGTAGATACGGATAAAGTACCGCAAGGAAAACGGTGTAAAGAGTCTCTCAGAGAGATTGAAAAAAGAATAAAACGTGACCTCGATGACGGATTAGATGCGAGGCTTATCGACAGAATTAAGGTAAACGACATTGTCATAGACTGGCTAGACATGGTGTGTCCTAGGCTGAAAATGAATACAAAGACGCAATACTGGAGTATGTACAAGACATATATAAAAGACAGTATTGGACCTATGAAGGCATCTGAGATAAGGCCGTCTCATATAAGAAAGCTTTATACGAGCATACTTGTCGATCGGAAACGTACTTTTAGAACGGTAGCTGTGTTAAACGTAATTATAACCGGTGCATTTTCTTCAGCGGTTAACGATGGCATAATCAGAAAGAACCCATCAATAGGAATCACAAAAGAACTGTCAAGACTTAACAAAAAGGGAAAGCCTGTTGTGGCGTTGAGCAAATCGCAACAGGAAAGACTTTTAAGATTTGTTCGTGGTCACCAAAAGTACAGTAGGTGGGAGAACGTTATACTGGCTCTTCTTGGTACCGGGTGTAGAATCGGCGAGTTAGTCTCGTTGGTTGCCGGTGATTGTAATTTCGAAGAGTCTTACATCAACATACAAAGGGGTGTGTTCTACAAGAACGGTAAGAAGCAAATAGAGATTACAACAACAAAGTCTGAAAGCGGTATGCGGATAATACCTATGTTCGATGATGTTAGATCTGTCATACTAGAAGAACTTGGTGTAGAATCTCCGATGCAGATTTCAAATCTCGATGAACCAATATTTAAGAGCGTAACCGGCGATATGCTACTGCCATCATCCGTAGAGGGAATGATGAGGCGACTGAAAGAGGCGTACAACAAATACGACGAACAGTTGGCTGCGGAAGAGAATAGGCGGCCAGATCCGATAGAAAGGCTCACGCCGCACGTATTCAGACACACATTTTGTACGAGGCTGTGTGAAAAAACATCCGATATAAAAATAGTACAAGAAATTATGGGGCATGCCGACATATCGGTTACTATGAATGTCTACAACAATATAAGTAAGGATAGGAAGATAGAAAGGTTCAAAGACTTCGGTGAATCCATCTCGGAAATTTGATGTATTTTTTACACCTCAATTTACACCGTTCAAAAGAGAAGTTATAAGAACTTATGAGAAGTTATGCAGCTAATCATAACATCCATAATAACAAGCGAACATTTGAAAATGAACGATATAAGAACTTATGAGAAGTTATGAGAAGATATGTAATGGTACCTATACGCGCGAAGAGTTATAAAGAGCTATATAAAGCTATATAAGGCTATATAATCTTTTATGGCCATAAAAAGCAAGTTAATTATGCCTGGAACCATTGGAATTTCAACAACTATTGTTTTTTACCCAAAAGACTATGCTGCGTTAAACAAAATCATTTTACACCACTTTTACACCATTTCATTTTACGCCCACTATACAACAAACCGTCCCGAAAGGGCGGTATACATAACCAAACAAACTACTTGTAAGAACACTGGGTTTGTAACTAATGCTGTTACAAATAGTTTGTCATGCCCTCAGGAGGCTGTGAGAGCCCCTGAGACGAACGAAATTACATCTTTTGAACAAGGTTTCAATTGAAACAAAAACACGCCCAAAAAGGCTAAAACGAAAAACGAAGGCTACCCATTTCGGGTAGCCTATTTTTTATTCTTCAGCTTTTTTATCCTTCAGCAGTTTAAACAGTCTGGCATAAGTGACCTTATCCCCAACTGAAGATCTTTCATCAAGTTTTACAAAACCTATATCGTCTCTCTGGTAAAAATCCAGTAGACCGTATTTTGAACTGTCGCACTCCAAGTATACTACTCCACCGCCAATAATTTTCTGTGCTCTTCGAATAACCGATATTGCCTTGTCTAGCAAGTCGTATCCGGGAAGCTCTTCTCTTGTGACGCGAGAATCCCTGCCTATTTGTGCAATGAGAAAAGATGATAGAACCATAGTGTTTCCTTCATCTTCGATAGAGGAAAATTTACTGAGGTACTTTCTCTTGGCAGTAGTTTGTATGGCCTCTGCTGAAAACGAAATTGGTTTGACCATTATTGTGAATATACCAGAAAATGCTGCATCTGATTCACTTTCAGATACTACAAGGTATGTCATGGATATTTTTTGTTTTGCAAATGTAAGCGCATTGTTTCGAACGAAGTTTTCAATATCTTTGTTTTCAGTACAAACAAAAGTGGAGAGGAGCGCATTTGTAGCATCCTCTCCATACTTTTCCTCGATATCCAGAAGATTGAAAACTTTGATTGACATTACTGTACCTACTTGAGTTTGAATGTTTCCTTGATTAGTGCCGGATCAGAAATACAATTAAAATCAAACCCAATAGTTGCTGTCTTAGATTTCTTATCAGCAAGCTGCAGCGTTCTTACAAAATTGTCAGCGTTACTTTTGGTAGTAATCTTTATCGAATGGAAAATACTCGATGTAGCCATTTCTAATCACCTCCTAAAACGCAAAGAAGTACATGATTATTATATGTCAACACATTTCTCTGTGTCAAGATGTAATTGTTACATCAAAATTCCGTTCACGCGCAGATAATACTCTGCGAGCCAATGAATGTCTTTGTGCATCAAAACCGGGTTGTCCCAGTCGATCATATTTACTGCGTCCCTCGAAAGTGATTCTACATCGTATTCCGCTGCAGCGTCACCGAGAAGGGAAGCAATTTCATTTCTGAATGAGTTGAAGATAAAATTTTTAATGCTATCGCTCACAATGTTTCACCACCTTTCTGAGCAATAAACAGAAAAAGGGAGTCCATAAAGGACTCCCAATTTCGGAAAGTGATTTACATGAATTAACTATAAATTACCATAAAATGTAATGAAAGTCAATATATATTTATGATAATAAATAAAAAATCCAAGCTGCCTGCCTCGATCGAGTTTGGCGTATCGCTTTTCCCAAATGGGTTTAGCATTGCTTGGTAAAGATATATTAACACCCATGAAGATGTCAGTCAAGAACTATTTCTTGCAAGTCGACATTGTTCGTGCTATAGTGACATACGGTGCTACCAAAACGGTAGGCGGTTAGGTCCCTCGGCAGAGGGTCTATCCCTCTGCGTACACTATATTACCCGCGATAGGGAATGTATGAAAGGGGGAATGCAAGATGGAAATAGTAGAACATATAGATACCATTCTAGAATGGATATCAAAAATTCTAGTGATTGCAGTTACAATCAGAAATTTCCACAAAGAAAAATAACCGCCATAGGGTCCAATCTGTAGCGGTTACTTTCAATCGTTATTGTAAGGGCTAACCGTCTATCGGTAGCACCTTTTCTATATCAAATATAACACAAACACATTTATCTGTCAAAGAAAAATACGAGACTTTGGCAGATTTCTATTTTCGGGCGATTTGAGACCGACTTCTGCGTGAGCTAAAATAGGTATTTCATGCACAGTTTTCGTAGGTCTCAGAGGGTGTCAGGGGTCGAGGATGGTATCGCCGGGACACTTGTAGGTGGTTTGAATCCTAGATAAGAATTTTCAAGCTTTTTAAAGTCACAACAGACCCTATGCAAAAAGGCGTCTTTGCCCTCAAGTCTCTTTGCATATACACGCTTTGCTTTTTCTTCAATCCTACTTGCGTTCTTTCTTATAAATCTGACCTCGTTAGATTCGTAGGTATCTAGTTCTGGGTCTATAATTACCCTGCTATATACACCTGGCATAACCGGGAACATATTGTTGTGAAGTATATTAGCGATTTCTTTTCCAGAACTATCTCTAACAAATGTAGTTATAGACGCAGCGCGCTTCTTTTTACCATTAATACTTCTTTCGAAAGTAGTCTGTGAAGTGAGCGGTAAAACGTACGTAATACCATTCACCATGGTAATAACGCCAACAAACGGTCTATTGTTGTATTTAACGCTAATCCTATAGTCTATCTTATGCATGTATTTCAGGTAGTCTGCGTCTATTTTAATCAGATCTAAATTACGTTCCATTGCCACGACTCTTACTATAAAAGAAATGGGTTGTTCACATAAGCAAACAACCCGCATTTTGATTCGTCCACTAAAGCAGGACCTCTCTAATTGTGCGTCGTCCACTAAAGCAGGACCTCTCTTAACTACATTATACCCAGTATTCTGGGAAATGCAACAGTTATATTAGATTTCTTTTGTGTATAACAGAGTTGTTTGCAGTGTGAAGAAGGTCAATACCCACGAACGTCCTCGATGAAGGAGTGATTCTTCATATGGTTCTCATATGATTCGGCGATGATACGGTAGACCACATCGATCTCACCGTTCGTCAAACCACGCTCTTCGAGGAAGGCTTCGTACTTACGGTACACCTTAAAAATACGGTTGAACTCTTCTCGGGAAACCATTACGCTGTCATCGCTGACCTTTGTAGCGAAATCAATGATGCGATCTCGGCTGTTTTGAACGAACAGCTCTTCGGTCATCTTTGTATTGTCGTTCAGAGCTCTAGTTACGTCTGCGAGGCTGCTGCTGATATCCGCAATGGATTGGTCATAAATATCAGCGCGGCAGTTTACCCAGTTCATCCAGTTATTTCTCTTGGTGATGTTGTCCTCTGAGTAGTGTGCATTTACATCTCCCAAAAGCTGCTTGACGGCCTTCAGGGTTTGTGCGGTGTCTTCTCTTTCTGCCTTTTTGCGGGAGAAGAATTTCCGCATCTTCACAAATTCAGGCACAACTTTTCCTTTGAATTCCAGGATCTCTCCAACCAGGTTCATCACAACCAGGACTAGAACGATCACGATAGCGACCTTAGAGGGCAGGTTCAGATACTCGAGATAGCCAAGCATTGTCGCTATTCACCTGCCTCAGGGGTAGGTGCGTTTACTACTTTAGACATGGCGCAGAGATCGTCGATCAAAGCGGATACCACATCCAGGTTAATGTCATAGTTCACGGTCTTAGCAGAAGCCGCGACCATGGCGAGAACCCATTCTTTCTTGTCTGCACCTTTTTCGAATTTTTGTTCAGCAGTTTGCATGTATCCCATCACCAGGGTTAACAGCTGATTCCAGTTTCTTTCCTTGATGCTCTTCTGCACATATTCGATCAGCTTAATAACCAGGGGGATCACCACAGACAGGCTTGCTAATATTTCTATAATTAGCTTACCCCACTCCATAGTCATTACCTCCTAAATGTATAATACCCGGCCATATAGGCCGGGTTTTTTATTTTTCTTCTTCCATCGACACCATCTTCATCAGGTTCTTAAAAGCCTCGTAATAACCGGTGCCCATCAGCCCAGATGTCGCACCGATATAGATGGCGTTGATAATGTCGTTTGCGGGGAAGTCTTCCATAGTTTTCATGAAGACCGCACCCAGAACTGCGCCTACCGCGAGGTTGATCCAGGGAATAGCTTTGTTCTCGATCTTTGTTTTATGTTTCAGAAACATGCCTAGAATTAGGCAGATGAGGGTAATGGGCTGTACGATGGTAACACCGAACAGCTCAAAGATATTAAAGTCCATCGTAACTACCTCCAATCTGTTTCGTGATGTCTCTTGTAACCGTATCTGCCAGCATCAGACCCGAAGTGCATACCCCAGTCATACAGACCAATGTTTGCAATCTTGTCATGATGGTCGCAGATCTTTTTCCAAGCGTACTTGAATTGACGATACTTATCAGAAGGGATGCCGGTAATGTCTGTACCGAGACCATCAAGGTGTTCGCTGTTTGCATCGCCGCCGCAAGAAGTGTTGAAGCTCTTGGTGCGATACCACGAAGACACCTCAAGTGGCTTTCCGTACCAGTCACGGAGTTCCTGCAGCATCTGTGCGT